CCGGTTTCGCATGTTTGCGCTGTGCCTTACGCACCTCCTCTTCCCGCTTCTTCGCATCGGCTTCATCCTCCGGGAGGTCTTCCCCAGCGTAGATGTACAACCCAAGCCCGTGACGGGCAACCGCTTTTGTGAGGCTCCGCTGAATCGCCTTGTTCACATCGAAACTGGTGATCTGTTCAAGCGGAATCGAATTGTTCTTGTAGTTCATGACCGGGAGCATTTCAATGCACTCTTTGCCATCAACCGTTACACCCGTCTTGACCCATGCGGTGCGCCCGTCCGTGAAATAATTCCATCCGTCCTGATTCTCGTACACCTTGTACGTGCTGTCCGGGTAAGCCTTGAGGAGTTCTCCCCACGCCCATGCCCAGCTAAGATAGGTTAGACCGTTCTTCTTCTCCGTGTGATCGTTGACATTGATGCTGTTCAGCTTCTCAAACGCGCTCATTCTCTTACCCCCTGTGATACCATGCGTATTCGACTTCGTCCTCGTAGCTGTCCCACCGTTCGTCATTCTCGCCAATCTCCTCTTCCTCAACCCTGCGCTGGATGGTGTAAGCGCCATTCGGGTTAAGCTCTTCCAGTACCCGCCGCCTCGCTTCGGCTTTGCTCCGGGAGTTGGTGGTTTCCACGCAGTCCCAATCCTCGGCTTCGTCCGGGATGCCGTTATCGCAAGCCTCGTTCCATGCGTCCCAGCTATCCCCGTTTCCCACGTAGAGGAATATGTCGAAGCACTCATTCTCCACAACCTGTGTTCTCATTCTCTCACCCTCTTGCGCTTTTTCTCTCCGTGTGATATACTATCCACGGAGTTAGTTGTGTTAGCCCTCAACTCTCCGCTCCCTCGCCTCGGTGGGGGAGCTTTTTTGTGCCTTGATTGTCCTCACCTCCCCGGTGTCATCCTCCGCTGTTCCCACGCCCGGAGATCACTATCCAGCACGGTTAGCGGGTTTTCCATATGCGGCATTCTGCGGATGTAGTTCCTCGCGCATTGCATTGAGCATTTGTACCGCTCCGCAATGTCACGAACCGTCCAGATTGGTTCAGTCCTCGTCCTCATACAACTCTTCCCACACGCACCCAAGCACGTTCGCAAGCTGTCGCGCCACTCTCACGGGTGGAACCGACACCCCGGTTTCGTACAGGCTAATGCATGATTCACTCTTTCCGATAGCCGCCCCCAGTTCTTTCATCGTCAGTCCCTTGTGTTTGCGCAGTTCCCTCAGCTTGGTCAACCCTCTATTTCACCCCTTTCAAACTTGGGATAATCTCAAGTTCTTGCTTATTATAAACCAAACTCCAGAAAATTTCAAGCGTTTTTCAAAAAAACTTCAGAAATTTTCTTGTGCTTTTACTTTAATAAAATTCAAGTTTGCTTTATAATACGCATAGGAGGTGTTGATGATGCTAAGAATGCGACAGCTACGTAAAGAAGCAGGACTTACCATGAAAGAGCTTGGCATGAAGGTCGGCGCACTTGAATCATCCATTTCCACATATGAGCGGGGAATTGTTGAGCCTGACATTGAAACGCTCGGCAAGATCGCTGATGCGCTCGGTGTAACAATTGACGAATTGCTCGGCAGAGATACAGATCGGGCTACAGATCAGCAAGTGCGCATTGCCCTGACCGATGGGGATGGGGAACTAACCCCGGCGCAATATGCCGAGGTTAAACAATTCGCCCGATTCATCGTGGAGCGTGATTCCAATGCAGATATGTGACCTTTTGGCATTGGCGCACGATCACGGTCACAAAATCTACACCATGCCCCTGACCGCTAATAAGGCGTTCGCTGTTGAGGATCGGGGAAAATGCTTTATTGCCATCCGGGACAGCCTCACCCAGACGCAAAAAAAAGAAGCTCTTGCGCATGAGCTTGGGCATTGCGAATACGGAGGGTTTTATTACGCTGACAGCCCGGTCAGTCTCCGGGCGAAGTGTGAAGCGAAAGCTACCCGATGGGCAACCATTGCCCTGATGCCGCTGGACGAACTCCGCGCCGCAATCAGAGCAGGGAACACGGAGCTATGGCAACTGGCAGATGTGTTCGGGGTGTCCCCCCAGTTTGTCGAACAAGCGTTGATCCAGTACGCCCACATGGGCATAACCATTGAGGAGGACATATGAGCGTTGAGGAATACTTCGGGATGCCGATGGAGGATATTGTCAAGCTGATTGATTCGTTTACTGTATTACTGAGTATTACCCTAACATACTCTATATTACCCTAATACTATTTAAGAGTAATATAAAAGAAATATAAAAGAAAAGGAAATAGGGTTGGTTTTGTTCTATCCCTTTTGGTTTCCGTTGGTTTCCGTTGGTTTTTGTTGGTTTCCGTTGGTTTTGAGATTGGAGCAAACCTATGCCACGCCTCAAAAAACAGCACCTCAAACAGCGCAGGGATGGGCGGTATGTTGCCTATTATCATGACAAGCCGTTCTACGGACGCACAGAGCATGAAGCGCTTGACCTCCGGGATGCCTACAAGGCAAGCGCGGAATCTGGCACTCAATACGCCCTCAGGATAACAGTCCGCGAATATGCCCTTAATTGGCTCAAAATCGCCCATCCTGCCGTTTCGCGCTCCACAATGAAGGGTTTGTCAATCCATCTGAAACACCTCTTAAATCGCCTCGGCGATGCCCCTATGAGTACGGTCAAGCCGCTGGATATTAAAACGGTTTACAGCACCGAATATCTGGGCGTATCAAACTCATATATCAAGGCGGCGAAGCAGTTGTATTGCGCTCTGTTTGATTCAGCGGTTGCGGACGGCATATGCCGGGTCAATCCTGCCCGTCAACGGTCAGCACAGCCGCACAAGGGGAGCGAAGGAGGGCACCGCGCAATCACCCCGCAGGAACGGGAATGGATCGACACCCTATGCCATGATCACAGAGCATACCCAGCGGTCATCACGATGCTTTACGCTGGCATTCGCCCTCAAGAAGCAAAAGCCCTTGACATCCGCAAGGCGTATGATGAGAGGGCTGGTGTCCTGCACATCACGGAGACAGCCCACAGGGACGGCAACAACCAATACCGGATCAACAGCACCATGAAAACCAAAAACGCCGTCCGGGATGTGCCGATCCTGCCCCCGGTTGCTTATGCGCTCAAGGGCAGGAAGGGAAAGCTGATCACAACGGCGAAGGGCAAACAGATCACAGCTACAACATGGCGCAATGCCTTTGCTTCTTACCGATCAGCAATGGAGACAGCAATCAACGGCTGTCAAAAACGCTGGTACGGCAGGACAAAAGCCCACAAAAAAATACTGGCAGACGGTGGTCATCTGCCAGAGTGGATAAATTTTGATGTTGTGCCGTATGACCTCCGTCATTCGTTCTGCACCATGTGCAGGGATAACGGGGTTGAGCTTCACACTTGCATTGAGTGGATGGGTCATGACGATGCGTCAATGATTATGAAAATATACGATGAGGTTTCCGACACCCGGAGCCAAACAGAGGCAGAACGGCTCCGAAAACGCCTGTTTCCCGGTCAAAATGACGGTCAGGAAAACGGAGAAGAGCCGCAATCCGTTGAGAAATAAGGCGTTTCAGCCCTGTAACCTTTTGCTTCATACCCGGAGTGTCATTGGTTCGAGTCCAATCGGAGCCACACCGCGAAGCCCTTGGAGATAACGATCTCCGGGGGTTTTTTTATACCCGTATGGACAGGCAAAAAAGCCAAAAAAGCAAAAATAACAAAAATAATCCCGGTCAAATGACGGTCAAAAAGAGGGCGGTTTCCCGCCCTCAGGTTAGTTTGTCCATGACCGCATTATAGAGTTTCGGCTGGATCACCTGTAATGTGGACATTAGCTCATCAATCACAGGCAAAACCACATCCTGCGCTCTGCCGTCAATCGCCCGTGCAAACTCTGTACTGCTGTCGGTCTCAATCCGTGTTTCCGGTGCTGGCGCGAATGAGTAGGCTGGTTCTATTGCGTTTTTAACACCGTACATTGCATTTTTGATAGTGTAAAACGCCGCCAGCTTGATACAGGTGCTTGCATCAGGATTGCGCTTGCCTTGGCATTCGGCTATAGCCGTATCCAGATCATGCTCTGTAATCACGGCTAATCACCTCATCACATGGATTCAATCTTACTGATCAGCCGCTGGAAATCCTGCCGTGCTTCGGGAGCCTCGCGCATCATCTCGCGCAGTTGCTCCACCAGTCCACCATCGCGGGAGTACCCATCCCGTGAGTAATCGCGGGGATAACCATCACGGGAGTATCTGCGCCTCATCATGGTATTCCGGGCATAACTGCGCCCGTCATCGTATTCTCCGCTGTAGCCGTCCTCTTCCATCACCTTGTCAAGGTTTTTCAGCGCGTGGGTCAGCTTGTCAATGACATCCAGCGTCCCGGCAGACAGTTCGCCCTTCTTGCCGTATTCTTTCAGTTCATCGCACAGCATCTCCCTGAGTTCCTGTAGCTCTTTCATTGCTCGTCCCTCCTTCCTCACGAAATACGGGTCACGGTCAGGTTGGCGTTCTGAATCAGGATTGCGGGAGCCGCGCCGCCAACAGGTGTAGCGGACACGTTCTCAACCGCCACGGAGAAACAGCACCCCTTTGGAACTGTGATAATCGCCGTGCTGGTCAGGTTGCCGAAATTCTCCGTTGTGGGCGGGTCTGTTGCCACAGCCGCAGGGGTGAAGATTGCCCTGCTTGTCAGCACAGGTTCCCCGTCAATGGCGATGGCGATTGCTAACGGCGCGACAACCCCGTCAGACGGGATCGCCGCATTGCCGTTAAACGTTACCTGATACCGTGCGAAACAGGATGTGGGATTATTCACGATGCCACGCAGAATTACAATCCCCGACTGATTGCGGTGATAGACGAAGCCCTTATTACAGCCAATAGCCGTTTCCAGAATGATATTCTGTCCCGGTTCTACGCGCTGAACGGCATTTTCGATAAATTCTGCCATTGGTCATCACGCTCCACATCCGCAACCGCCGAACCCATTATTCGGGCAAGTGAAGATGGGCTGAGAGCCGTACACAGGCACAGTACCAACAGGGCAGTTTTTCAGCCGATTGTACAGAGCGTCAACCTCGTTGTTAAGACCCTGCTGGAAGGTGGCAGTCTGCGCCGCCTGAGAAGCGGACAGGTTCGCCATGTTAAGCTGGTTCTGGAGGCCAACGTTCTCACGCTGTGCCGCCGCAAGCTGACCCTTCACGCCGTCAAGCTCAAGAGCGCACAGCTTGTCGAGGATCGCCTGAGTGCCACGGGTCTGCGCGTCAATGATGTCGCGGGTGTTCTGCGCCGCCGCTGTCCGGTCAGCACAGTTTTCGGTCGCAACCGTGTACCTCAGGTCTGCGATGCCAGCACGGTTTTCACAGCAACAGTTCTGAAGGGCACTCTGAACGGCAAAAGACCGTTCCATGTCTGCCATCGTGTTCTGGTTCAGCGTGTTGTTAACTCCTGCGAAACCAGCGCAAAGGGCGTTCTGCACATCCCCGAAGCCGGAAGTAATGCTGTTCTGGATGCCGTTGATCTGCGTCCCGAGCATCTGATCCCGGAATCCGTTGTTGATGTTCTGGCTGTTGTTCATCCACGGGTACAGGTCATTGCCGCCGAAGCCGCCGCCAAAACCGTTGTTGTTCCAGCCGCCGAGGAGCAGGAACAGGATCAGCACCCACCAGCCATTGCCGCCGAACATACCATCGCCGCCATTGTTGTAGCCGCTGGGCTGAACAAGCATGGTGGTTCCCATGCCGTTTTCATCTGTAAGAGCCATTTTCTTTGATTCCTTTCGATTATTTATTCCAATCGGTCTATGCGCACTCAACCGAAAGAAATCAATGATTATTGATCAAACGCTGAAGCTGGTTCGCCATCTGCACAGCCTGATTGTACTGCTGTTGACTCACCCGTCCGCTGGAGAGCAACTGCTGAATCTGCTGTTTCGGGTCACCGCTGAACATACGCTGAAACTGCTGAAACCGTTGGATAACGTTGCTTTCCATTGGTTTTGTTTGGTTTTGGTTGGTTAGCATATTAAACAGAGGATTCATTGTTTTCGCTCCTTCTGCGTTTCGTCAGGTTGTCCACACGTTCACGGAGTGCCGTTATTTGAGCCGTAACGCCCTCCAGAGCCTCTCTGGTAGCGTAGATGGATAAATCCTCGTTCTGCTGTTTGACGGGCAAATTCGGGGCATTCTGAGCCGTTTCCCGGATGGTGTAATCAAGCACCTTCATGCTCGGCATACCGGACGCATCAGCGGACTTGAGATAGATTGTCTGTGATTCGCTGTCCCACAACTGTATGGTCGTGTTCGGGGCAACCAGATAGCTTTTCGCTCCTGCTTCACCCTGCACCCAGATGATCGGGCTTTGCTGTTGATATGGGTATTGATAGCCGTAATTGTACATCGCCATTATTTGTCCCCCCTATGCCAGAAAAATTGCGGGACTTCCCGCGATGAGTCCCAACTGTCGTAAATCAGCCCGTCCCGGATCGTACAGACATGGTTGCCCGTACAGACCACAAAAACGCCCTTCGGGTGATCCTCCGCGAAATCGCCGATTGTGTAGCAATCAGGGCAGGAGTTCGGGATCACCGACCGCTTGAACCCGTGCTGACGGAGAACCGCGCCCCATACCGAATTGCTGGATGGCATATCGCCCATCTGAAACGCATTGTTCGCGATCATGGCAAACGCCGTTTCCCAGTCAACGCCAAGCGCAACGGAAACCGCCCTAACAGCACAGTCCCCGACATTCCTGCCAGCAGGGTTCTCGTTAAACTGTCTCCATCTGCTCACGGCATGATTCCTCCACGCTCTCAACATACCGTTCAAAATCGTTGAGCTTGCCACGCCGCTTGTAAACACCGTACATATGGAGAGCCACTTCGCGTGTCATCCCGCAGTCGATCAGACGGGCAATCAGCCTGTTCATAAGCCTCACCTCGCGGGTATTATGCCAAATTAAAAACCTCTCTGCGAGGTCGCAGAGAGGCAAGTTTCCGGTAATTTCATTCCCCGTACCAGTAGGATTCCCACAGTTCGTTGACCGCATCGTGATCGTCAGCGATACCGCGCTCGTCAATGATCCGGTTCAGTTCATCGGCGATTTCCTGCCAGTTGTCCGGGATTTCAGCCCAGAACGATTCAGCCGTGATGTAATTGCTCATTGTTATTCCTCCAATTGTCAAATGCTTTCCGCGATCTGGATGTACTCACACATGGCATCGAATGATCGGAACTCTGTCACGAACTCGCCGCTTTGGTTGTACACCCGGTAGCACCCGCCCACCTTCTGGAATGCGAACCTCCGGGAAACCGTCCAGAACACCTGACTGATACGCCATTCCATCATTCAGCCCTCCGTACCTTTTCAACAGCTTCTTCCTTGCTCCGCGCCCTGATGACTTCCACCTTTAGCTTCCCGTCTGCTGTGATGTACTGGATAACGTAGCTTTTCATGTTAGCCCTCCTTGCCCTCGTAACCTCCGGGGCGGGTTGTCTTATCGGCTTACCTTGTCCATCGTGATCATCTGGAAGTGGTTCGGGCAGTTGAGGATGGTTTCTGCCAAGAAGTCGATCTCGTGCCCATCGTTGACATCAAGGAAATGCTCCCGCTCTTCAACAACCTCGTCCGTTGTTACATCCACGATCTGCTCTGTGTGCGAATGCTCAAACAGCCGTCCGATGTATTCCAGATAGGCTTCGCCGTCAATGATCTGGTCAAGCTCCCGCTTCTTCATGTCTGCGCCCCCCCATTATCGAATCCCTTTGGCAATCCAGCAGTTGTTTGCCACGCTCTTGATCATCTGGTATTCCTCTCCGTCAATGCCCAGATAACGCCCGTTGAGGATATAGCACTCATGCCCGTTTGAGGTCATGTAGCTGTACGCCTTTTCAGCCAGCTTCTCCTTGCTGATGCCAAGCCCGTAATAGTCGAGGAACCCTTGCAGTTCAGCCTTAACCGTGGTTTCATCAATCATGCCAAGTTTCATTGTTAGCCATCCTTTCAGCCAATCACAAGTGCTTTGAAAGTCACATGATCCAAATGATCTTCCCCGAATCCCCACGTTTCATAGTCACCACGTTCGTTGTAATTCCTGATTGCCTCCTTTGCCGTATCGCCGTGCAGGATGTTAAATGTGTAAGCATTGCCCCCTTTCCCGCACACACAGCATTCAAACCCTTTTTGCCGACCGATGTACTCAGCGTACACCGT